TCGATAAACTTTTCTGCAAACACTTTACCTTTTTTTGGTAAACCTTTTACATTATTGTGAGTTCCCACAATCATATCAGTCCACAATCTATATTCTTCATTTTCTTTAGTTGAAGTAATCCAGAGTTTCTTTTTCCAATCCCAATGAGTTCCTTCAGTTCCTAATAAATCAGAATCAATACAACATAAGAAACTATTTGGAACATTTAGTTTACAGATATTCAAAGCATCATCAGTTTCTAAACCATTAGCTAGATGTGCACCCCATTTATTTACAAAATGATCTGAACATAGTTTCCAATATTTTGGTTCTTCTTTAGATCTATCTTGCTTGTATTCAGGATTTACAGCTAATCTATCTTTAATAGTCTCAGAGCCTTTGATAAATAAAATGTAAGAATCTGCACCACAGTCAGTTAAGATCATTGTAAGAATATCATCACAAGCTTGAATTACTTCTTCAGGAGTTTTTTCTGTGTACAAGAACCTTTTGTTATCTTCAGTTCTTAACCAACCACCATTTCCATCAGGTATTTTATTTCCTGAGAATGTGCAAAATGCAATACTGTCAAGGTCAACTAATGCGGTTTTTTTCATGTTTAAATTTTAAGTAACAACCATTTTCTTTTCTACACATTTTAAATGTTCCACAATGTTCACAAGGATGAAAAACAATTTCAGTTTTATATTCTTTTACTTCAATTATGTTTTTCTTTATTACATCAATGTGTTCACACTTCTCGTTTATTATGTAAGCATCTACAAGATTCTTTACATCCTCTTTTGTCTTGTTTATGTCCACATCTAGAGTCAGTTGTATCATTACTCGAAATTCTTGTGTTTCCATATTTAGTTATTTCTCTAATAGTGAATAACATTACTCCAATTGCTAAGATTATTACCATTTTCTTTGTTGTTTGAGAGCTTTTACAGCATGTGCAATTGTTTCCTTTGACATTTCATTAACATTTTTTAGTAACTGTACATATTCTTGTACAATTTTAGGACAGTTTTTTAAAGCTTTCTCGGCTTCTTCTGTGTCAAAACATTTTACGTTCATACTTTCTCTAAAATCCTATCTTCAACTTCAATCTCACCTTTTTTAATCATTTCTTCTAGTACTGCAAAAGGTGTACTAAATCTAGCTACATCATAACCAAAGAAAGCTGGATCATTTGTTTGAATTTCTTTAAGAACATATCCATATTTATTTTGAATCTTAGCTCTAATTACTTTTACTGGTGTATAAAGATTTCCTTCAACCAACCAGTCTTTTGTTTTAATACTTTCGGGCTTCCCAGAATTATCAAGACACATGCATTTTTTATTTTCCATTTAAATTTAATTTTTTTATTTTATGATAAGAAAGCCCTGTTTTTAAAGTAGCTTCAGTAATGCTGGGAAACTCATATATTTTATCTTCTAACTTAAGTTTAACCACAACTCTAAACGAATGGGGTGTACATGCAGCTATTTTTTTAGGAAAGTTATCCTCTAGTTTATGTTTCCACATAAACCCTCCTCCAGTTTTTGAAATTGTATGATAAAAACAAGCGGTTATAGTAGATTTACTTTTAAATTTTAATGATTTTGCAGCAAAATCTGCTGACTCCCACTCCTTAATAAAGTCCCCTTCTAAGCTATACTGTAAAACGGGTTTAGAATATAGTTTAGATAGGTACTTAGCTTGTTCTTCTCTTGTCATTGGTATTTCAAAGTGGATTCTTCTTTTTTCAGCAGAAGCTCTGTTACATTTTAATATTTTTTCCATAGATTCTTTAGAGTGTTTGTACCCATAAGAGCCTTTTCCACCATCTGTACTATTTACCAACTTAAACCCCCAAACTTTAAATTGATTGATCCAGTATTGTTCAAAGTAATACGCTTCTTCATCTGTGTCAAACTCATCTAAATTTTCTATAATGGGAATTTGCCCTTTTTTGAGAATTGATTTTATCCAGTTTACTCTATAATTGTTTTTAGATAATGCAGATTTAGAAATATGTCTTGTAAGTCTTGACTTTAAAGATTTTGCAGACTTACCGACATATTTAACTTCTTTAGTAAAAGGGTCACTGAGTGTGTATATGTAAAATTTCATCTACAAAAATACACATAAAAATTATCCAGATAAAGTACTTTTAAATCTATATATCTAAGCACATAATTTTAAATACTTCTTTCATCTATAACCATTTGAATTTGACACTTAATTACATCCCAATTTATTCCTATTTCTGCATCATGATATTGACCTAAATTAAACACAACGTCTTCTATTTCTTTTTCTGTCAGAATTACTCCTTGGAAATCTGCTATACACTTAACATCATTTTTAGACCAAGTTATTCCAACTCTTCCAGAATTTGTTAAAACTTCGTGTAAAACCAACTGACCAACTTCAATCCCCATTACAGCTTTTTCATAATAAGCTTCTAGCAACTCTTCTTCTGATTCAATCATTGATTCTGAACCATCTTCATGTAATCTGTAAACAGACATAATGTTAGAATGAAATATATCTGATGCTTGTTTATGTGAAATTATTTTCCACACAAATAAATCTTTAGTTATTTTCATAGTTTACAGTATTTAGGGTATCCATTAGTTTGTACAATAGCGTAAGGAACATTGGTAGATTCAATCACTTTGATATTTACCCATGTTTTAGGTCCTGAATCCCACATTATTTGTGCTCTGTTTTTCCCTAGACGATCTACTTCAGTAGCTAGTATTACTCCTTTTCTACCCACAACATAATCACCTTTTGAACGAACAACTTGGTGTCCGATTTTTACTTCTTCAATTTTCATTCTTAATTAGTTTTAAACTTTCTAAAATTCCTGTTGCTAGTACATCTTTGTAGTCTACATAGTCTTGTGCATTTGTAGAAGGATAGGGGGAAGCTCCTTTGTATACAATATATCCATACATTCGAGAAAAGGTAGAACTTAGTTCAACTAAAATTTCCTTTTCTACTAATAACCACAATTGAATTTCACACAACAATAAATAATAACATGTATCATTTACAGGAAGACCTTTATCAACTCTTGTAAATTTTTCAAATGTTACACCAGTACTTAAAGTTCTTGGTTTAAATCCTAATTCTTTTGCTAAAATTGCTATTTCTTTTAATTGTTCTTCGTTCATATTTCAGTTTCTTCTAAATATAACTTATTAAATCTTTCGATTTCTTCAAACATTTCGTTTTTAAGGAACCAATCCATAACTTCAGATTTTTCTATTATCTCATAAGTTGTCCTGGATCCTTGGTAAGCACTCCATTTACTTAAAACCTATTTTTTAGAAGCTGTTAAATAAAGATTTTCTCCGTAAAACTGATTATTTGTACTCTTTTGAATCCAGTTTTGACCATTATGAAAAGACTTTCCTTTAAAGAATTCTGCTTTATCATCATCAAACCATTTGTTTTCTCCTGAAATTACTATTCGTGCCATAACTTTATTGTTTATTTTCTTCTTGCTTCGTTTAAACTCAATTCAAATTGTATAGGATCATACTTTCTTAAAGCAGTTCCAAATCTACCTTCATATTTCAAACTTCTATCTTTTCCACCCATCCACCATAATTGAGAACATAGTGGAGGAGATTGTAAGTTTAACATTGCCTCATGACCTATTCTAGTTATTGCTTTCATTTTATTAATTTTAAACCTAGTTTTAAACCTT